AAGATACTGTATGAGTCCTTATCCTAACACTACAGTTAATAAGGAGGATGCTCACGAAACTCTTGGGGTTTTACCTGCTGACATATATGTATGTGATTTTCCGTTTTTCACATTAATACAGCATAGTGCGGGTAAATGGCGTAAAGAGATGGAACGCATGGTTGCTCACAAACCAAAAGCTATAATAATAACAGATGGCTCTAGTTGTAGATGGCATTTCACAGTGCCTAATTTAATTGCTAGAGGGTATAACGTAACTAACGATAGGGAAAGCTACGCGAGTGTGTTTAGCGATTACTTTGTAGAACATTACGGCTATAGAGTTACTGCTATGGCTTACCATGGTACGTGTTTTTATATAAAGATAGAACCTTGTAACGAAGAAATTAAACCTATTAAGTATAAAAAGATAATAGCTGGAGAGGGTTACAAAGGTTTGAAACCAATAAAATAAATATTAATATATTCCAAAAAGGGTTTACTTTTAAAAATACAACCTTTATACTGAACGGAGTTCTTTACTAAATTGATAAACGCCTTAAAAGGCAGGAAAAAATAAAATGAATAAATTAGAAAAAAATCAATCACTTCAAACTCTTAATGAAATAACAATGTTGTTAGATCAAGCTATGAATAAATTTGAAAACGAATTGCCTTCAGAAGCAAGAATTAAATATTCAAATGTGTATTCATCTATAGGTAATGCTGAAGCTCAATTATGTAATTTACCTTATCAACTATTTTATAAGGAAATCTAATGAATAAAATAAAAATACCTGAAGGCGTTCAAAAAGAAGTAAGAAGGCACAACCTTGACGAGTTATATATATTGTTTGGCGGTGTTAGCAAAAATAATAAGTACGACAGAGATAATAAAATAGCTTTACTTGCTTACCTAGAAAAAAGAATAAAGAAATTACAGAAACAAAATGATTACGAAGATAAGAATATGTCTGATAAAGAGTTCGTAACTAAGTGGGGTAAATAATGATACAGACAATAACTAAAAGTGATTTCACTACAGCATTTCATAGAGCTGGTAGAGGTAATCAGTTTTCATATGAAGGGTTACATGCTCTATATGATGATTTAGAACTTTATGCAGAAAGCTCAGGCGATCCGATAGAACTTGATGTGATAGCTCTATGTTGCGACTATGCAGAGTATGAAGACCTAGAAGCGTTCCAAGAGGACTATGGAGAGGACTATGAATCTATATCTGAGATTGGACAAGAAACAACAGTAATAATGATTGATGATACTAGCTTTATCATTCAACAGTTTTAAATTTACAACAAATAATTATGGGTATACAGCTATGAGAATTAAAATTAAAAATACGACTATATTTGGTCAAGTCCTTGAAGTACAAACAAAACCAAACGGCGAACAATTTTACAAATACCTTGACGAAGAAACTGGTTTCGTAAAAACAGTACCATTTAAAAAAGCTGTAAAAACTTATGAAAAAGAAAGGTGGGGTGCGTAATGACAAAGATAGTAGGCAACCAACATTTTAAAACATTTCGTTTATATGTAAAAAAAACTAATGAAAACGATTGGAAACCAAGAGCTAAATCGCCTGATTATGGCTTTATAGATGACCAAGCAATGAAATTCAAAAAACAAGGATTTGAAACAAAAATAATAACAAGTGAATCTCATAGAGTTACACATTAATTACAGGAGTAATAATAATGGATAAAAAAATGCAAAAATTATTAGAAGATATACAAAGCACACTTCAACACATTGTAAAAAATGATGGTTGTGTCATGTTAGAAGACTCAAGTGCTGAAGATATGATTAAAGAAATAGAGATGAAATTAAAGGAGCAAGACTAATGAATGACTTTAAAGACGGAATTGCTGACGCTTTGCTTTATGGAAACATTAGAGAAAACAATGTTAACGATATGTATAAACAAGGTTATGACTTTGGGATAACTATTTATTGTCAACTAAAGGAGCAAGACTAATGAATAACAAACAGCAAATACAAGAACTTAATGATGAATTAGGTGAAATGGAAGTATGGGAGTACATGCGTTCTAAGAAGGATTTAGTAGAAGCAATACAAATGCGTGAGCTTTATAATAAAACGCTAGGTGAGACGCCTGAAGATGTTTTAGATGCCTATATACAACATGTAAAGGATGAACAAGCTAATGAATATTGGAAAGGACAAGCGGGACAATGAAAGTAAAAAAGCTTTTAGAGCTACAAGCATTAATAGAAGGTAAAGATACACCTAATGATCTTGAACTCTTGTTGCCTTACTTTAGCGTATCTTCCGATAAGATATTGAATATCCTAGATATGGAATTAACACATCTTGTTAGAGCTTTTGCTAAACAAGATAGATATTCAATGACTAAAACACAAAACCTTAAAAACAAAGTAAGCCTAATGCAAGATGAAGTCATTGTTGCTTATAAAAAAGTGATTAAACAAATTAAATCTTTAACAGAAATACAAGAGTCTATTAACAAGGAGAATAAAAAATGAAACTTAAATTTGTAGAAAAAAAACCTAATACACAAACTGTTCAATTCAGGATTGACCCAGTAACACATCAAAAATTAACAGCTCTTAGAAACTTTCATAAAGTAAGAACTGGTGATCTATTAAAAGAAATGATTAATATTCATTATCAAGATATAAAAGTAGGCTCAGATGGAAATTAAATTATCACAATATGAAGTTATGGACGCTGTAGAACAATATATTAATAAAAAATACAACATGTGTATTGATTTAGAAGATCAAACTCAAGAATATCCAAGCATAGAACATACTGTTTATAACAGGGTTTGGAAAAAGCATAAAAATGGTAAAGACTTTAAAGACAAAAATGGTTATGTGGTTTTAGATAAAGAAAAATCTAGTTATAAAGACAAAATAATTATTTTTGACGAAGGTGCTGATTTATGTTTTTATTTATCAGAAGCTGAATAACTTTTAAAAAGGAGAAAGAAATGAATGAATTTATATATGATGACTTAGCGCCTTACAGTGTTAATTTTAATAGATGGTGTCATGCTAATGCTGTTGAAAGAGAAATCTACAAAGAAGATAAAATGTCTATAGAGCAATCTGAAATTACATTTAGAAAAATGTGGGGATTTAAGCAATTAGAAGAAAAAGTGTTTATTAATTGAGAATTAAAATAATGGAACAGATATTAATAATAGAACAAGAATTAGAACTTTTAGAAAGATTAATTAAAGAAAAACAAGATGCTTTATTTTGTTTAAAGTGTGAAGTAGAAATGGAAGAATTTGTATTACATCAAACGCTAAAGACTTTATAACTTAGAATTAAGTTTCTTTTTGTTTTTCAGAAGTGTATTTAATGTTTAATCCACATAATGTTGTTAAACGATTTTTCTCACTTAAACCTGCTTCAGTGAGCTTATATTGTTCACCTACAAGTTTGATAAAACCTTCTTTAATTAACTGAGTTAAATTTTCACTAGGAATAGAGTCGCCAAACATAACACTTAGTATGCCGCCAAGTCTTTTAGTTTGGGTTTTGGATAGTGCCATTAGACATGTTCCCAATCACTGCCTTCATATAATAATGATTCAGCTAACCTTCTTCTCGTTAATCCTTCTAAGACCTTACCATTTGCCTTATTCCATCTTTTAATTTGTGAAGGTACATCCTCATGTGCTGATGAATTAATAACTTTTAGCATTGTACTTGCTTTCATGTTTGAAGGTCCTAAGTTAAAAACCCATGCAACCAATGCATCAAATTGATGCTGATGTAACTGAACTTCAACAAGATCATTCACATAACCTTCATACTCAGACATCTCGTGTATTAGCAATTCTTCAGACTCTTGCATAGTTATGCACATTCCACCTTCTACTGGTTTACCTTCGTATTTAGTTGAGCCATAACCAATAGTCCAAACACCTGCTGCACATTTATAACTTACAGCTAATCCATTCTCTTGTGGACATCCTTCAAATTTCTTTATTAACGCTAAACCTTCTTTACTTATATGCATATTAATCTTCTCCCCATGTTCCATCTTCCAGTATTTTTCCTGTTTTAGTTCCACCCCAGTATTCAACTGCGTGTTTTTCATCAATAAGTATCTTACAAATACTTTCACCATCTTCTGTATAAGGGATGCCAAGTATTCTGCCATATTTACCTTTACCTAATGATTGAATTTTAAATGTGTTTTCACATAGCTCAATAAGTCTTTTTTTAGCTTTGAGTCCTAATGCCTTTTCTTCTAGATTTCTTGTTCTAGATTCAGGTGTATCTATACCTGCTAATCTAACTCTTTGTTTGTGAAGCTTTACTGAAAAACCTAAATCAAGCACTACATCTATGGTGTCTCCATCTACTACCCTGTCAAGTATTGCATTGTATACAAATGGTGTAATGCTATCAGACATGACTATTTCTTAGCCTTGCCAATGTTGAATGCTAACATCTCAATAAGTTTATATAACTTACCGATCATCGCATCATCTTTTGGTGTAGGTGTTAATGCGCAAATTATTGAAGCAAGAGCGACAACGCCTGTAACAATACCTAACCATTCTCCTATCATTCCCATCATAATATTCTCCTATAATGAATGAAAATCTAATTCTAGCAGATATTTACTCATCTTTACTAATAGTTACTTCTCTGTAATAGACAACTACATCTTTTAATTCTGTTATATAACGCTTTAGTTCTTGCATGTTATAAGCCATCACTTCGTAATCAGGTATGGTCATTGCTACAAAAATAAGCTCACCTTCTTGTTGTTCAATTATAGCTAACTGGTCTTCCCAGTTATCAGGAGTTATCACAATCCACATAGGTTCTTTAAGATCTATTTCTCTAGGCATCACTGGTTGCACAATAGTTCTATCTATCGGCTTTGCAGTGATTTGTATTTCTTTAGTTGGAATTAAGCTGCAACTGCAAACCATCATCAAGATCGTCAACTGTAGAGCTGATTTTCTCAATATCTTCCATGATATGTTTTGTTCCATTATTTATTTTCCTTTCCATTTCTTTAGGGTCTGCAAGAATTTTGGAAGATAGTTCATAGTTCTGTATAAATTTTGAATACCTATTAAGCTCACGTTGAGCTGCTTGGCTTTTAATTGTTAGGTTATTAAGTTGTGTAGTTTGTAATTCAAAGTCTTCCTGAATAGCTTTAATAGCTTCCTCTTGTTGAGCAATAGCACCTTCAAGTAATGCGTTATTCGTTGTGAGGGTTTTATTTTGATTATAAAGATAGTAAGAACTCAGACCTAAAACCAGTATTAGTCCTAATAAGAACTGTTGCATTATTCATCCTCCTCAATAATATAATTAAGACCTGCTGCACTTCTATATTCAACAAGTTTTTTATCAAGAGTTCTAAATTTAAGATGTTTTTCTTTTTGCGTAATAATCTTTTTAGATGTATAAGTTCTATCATCAGCATCGCCATATTCTTTATTAAAAGAAACAGTAATTTTATAGCGTGTAATAAATTGGCTTATAATCCAGTCTAGAATTGCTTTAGATATTCTTTTGAAATCCATATCTAGGATTGTATAGGCGTTTTCTTATTTGTTCAAATATATAACAAAAGAACCATCCCGTCTAAGAGGTTTATAAAATCCTTAAAGGGAAGGATTATTGATTTTTATGTTTAGGGTACCAATCTTCAACTAAATAAGAATTTTCAGTAGACTCATTAAGGATTTCACAAGACACACAAGTTTCGCCATTTTGTAAGGGTTTATCAGAAACAGTAATTCCGAAACACTCTTTACAGCGTTTCTCGTAAGTTCTTTCTATTCTATCCATTATATAACTCCTTGTGATTTGAGTTCAGCTTCTGCAAGTTCTTCAAAAGATTTGCCACCCATTTTATAATCCCAATCCATAGAATTAGTACCCTGAGACATTTCTACATAGTCCTTAGACTTACACCATATTTTTTCTTTAGCATATAAATCTTTAAGATTATTTGGAATATCTAAAACGATATTGTAATCATCAACATCTAACATGCTTAAACAATTACCACATTCAATAGTTGCACATGTGTCAATCAAATCATTTTCTTTGATTTGTTGCATTTCTAACATAGCACTATAGGAATAAGAACCACCACATGAGCAGTCTTTTACATGACTATTAAAAAATACTTCAGCACCTTCTATTGAATGTGTGCCGAAAGAATTAATTTTTCCAGTTATATTTATTAGTTTTTTCATTTTATTTCACCTTGCTATTTAAAGCATTTTATCAATTTAATTTTTGAACTCCGTTCAGTATACGGGAAGGTTTTTTAAAAGTAAACCCCTTTTGGAATATTATTTTATTAATTTTCTTATTTGATTATTAATAAATGGAGCATATATGACTACAGGTTCATCTTTTCCTTTGACTTTTATTTCATCTATTCTTTGGCATAAAATGTTCGCTTTGTTATAAGTATATTCTGATATAAGTATAGGCGTATCGTATGATCTTGTTTGAACCTCTAGCCTAGCTGCCAAATTAACTGCATCTCCAACTACTGAATAATCAAACCTTAATTCAGAACCCATGTTGCCTACAATACAAGTGCCAGTATTAATACCAGTGCCTATTTTAACTGGTGGTAAATCTAATCCATCTGCTTTAAGTTGTGCGTTAAGTTCTTCGGTGATTAACTCAATCTCTATAGCAGTCTTTACTGCCATTTCTGCATGATTTTCACAAGGCAGAGGACTGTTCCAAAAAGCCATAATACAATCTCCCATATACTTATCTATAGTTCCACCATTTTTTAGAACTACCTTAGTCATCCCATCTAAGAACATATTAATTAGCTCTACTAAGCCTTCAGGGTCATCATTCTTCATATAGGCTTCTGATATAGGAGTAAAGCCAACGATATCTGCAAACATAAATGACATCTCTTTTCTGTCTCCACCTAGCTTCATTAGTGAAGGGTCTTTTACAATCATGTCTACCATATCAGGCGATATATAAGTGCCAAACTGACCCTTGATCTGTTCTCTTAGCTTCCATTGTTCTCTAAACCTTAGATAGAATGCTATTGCTCCTGCTATAAATTGAGATATTAAAGTCCACGTTACATCTATTAATAAACCTTTTTGGATAAGTGAATATCCTGTATAAGCTGTTAGTAACATCAATAATAAACCTGTTATAAGTCCATAGGTTATGCCTAACGCGTTTAACACAAACCATATAAGGCTCACTGAAACGATTAAAATGAGTATTTCTACAGCTAATGCCCAGTCAGGTATATAAGGACTGTCTTGTATCAAGATTGATTCAGCAAGTGCTGCTTGTATCTTATGCGGTTCCAGAAGTTGTTGGTTAGGTACACCTATCTGTGGCATTACCCCATTAGCAGTAACACCAACAAATACAAACTTACCTGTAACATTCATTTCTTTAAGATCAGTCTGTGGTGTATCTACCCATGATATCCATTTACGACCTAAACTATCTGTTTTGATAGGCGGTATTCCTCTTATTGATATTTCTTCTATACCATTATCATTAGTTTTTATAATGTATGTCTTGACATTAAATAAAGCTTTATATACTTGGGTTCCAAATGCAGGAATCCAGTAGTTATCAGGAGTTTGTACTAGTAGTGGTATTCTTCTAACAAGTTGGTCAACTTCAGTGGGAGCAATGGCTAATCCCTGTAATGTATTTTTGCTTAGAGTGTTCAGGTTTTCCTTGACTCCCATACTCAATATAGCACGAACATCATTGCCTTTGACAACAGTTCCAGTAGGTTTTGGGTAAGTGCCACTATTATTTTCAAACATAGCCAATACAGAAGGTGCATATCCTAATGTAGTTGCAAAGACTTCATCTCCACCCATGCGATCAGCTTCAGGAAAAGATATAACCCAACCTATGCCAATAGCTCCTGCATTAATTAGCTCTACTTGTAGCTCTGCTAATCTTCTTCTTGGTAATGGATATCCACCCTCTCTTTCAACATCTTCTTCTGTAATATTTAAGATCACAAAATTTCCTGATGGCTCGTAATCTTTTACTAGTGCATCAAAAGTTCTTAGTTTAATTATTTCAGTTGGTGTAGTTTGGAATATCAAAGGCAGTGATAGTAGTATGACTATCGGAAACAAAAGTCTTTTCATTATTCGCTTTGCGTTATAGTAATTACGCTATTTCCACCACCATTGATTTTAACTAAATTACTTACTCCATCTTGTATAAGTATTACTGTATAAGAGTCATTGCCATCTAGGTCTAATCTTACTGAATCATTAACGCTTCTTCTAAGGCTAATAACATTACCTGCCACTAAGGTAGTTATTTGAGTGTCTATATCTTGTCCTATTTTAGTTCCTGTTAAGTTAATACCATTAGCATCTGCTAAAGCATCTTCTTCTTCACTAATCGCTAATGAGTCTAAAACATTAAGTAGGTCTTCTAGATAGTTAGTATCAAGATAGTTGATATCTAATTCTGTAAATTCTAACTCATCTTTTGCAAGGAAATCCTCATCTAAATAATCTATATCAAGATCATTAAAATCTAATATATTTTCTTTAGAGTTTTGTGCTACTTCTTCTATGATGCTTGTATCTTTTTTAGGTGGCGTAACAATTAGCATGTTATCTATCATGTCTAAGTTCAAATCTAGGATTACAGGCTTACTTGGTTTAGATTCATAGACACTTACTGTAGTAGCTTGAAATGGCTTGTTTAATAAAACACTACCCATTGCAGTAATTACTTCTATCTCTCCACTAGACAAGCCTAGAGCGTCAGGGAGAAGGATAATTAATGATCTACCTAATTCATCTACTGTCGCTGTAAAATCTGTACCTCTTATAGCAATGTTAGCAGTTGGAGTCTTTAATTTTATGTTTTGTTTATCAATAGCAGATAATTTACCTGTAACAAATCTAACTGTTCCAAGACCAAAGGTAAGAGCCATTTTAGACTTACTTGGGTCAGGGTCATAAATGTATTCATCTATGAGAAGTTGTGAGTGTTCTGTCAAGGTTACTTTACTATCATCTAAGAAAGTAATAGCCATTCTTCCATTAGAGGTAATAGCTTCATCATTGCTTTGGATAGCGAATTCTAAATTGGCATCGTAAGGCTTGTCTCTTACTATTTGTGCTGAACCATTAAGTTCAGATATCCCACCAATATCAGCAGCTAGTGCTTGT